GCCCGTTCGTCCGCTGCGCGGAGAGCGTTGAGGAGCGGGTGGCCCTTGAACTGATGGAGCAACCATGAGCAGGCCAAGTCAGTACGACAGTCAGCGTCTGCAAGTTCTTGCGGCGCTCCAGTCCGGAGAGCGGCTGACGCCACGGGACGCCATCAGCAGGTGGGGCTGCTACCGACTGGGTGCCAGGGTCTGGGAGTTGAGGCACGGCATCTGCGACGGCGTCTGCTGGAACATCAAGAGCGAGATCGACGCGGCCCAGCACTTCAGCATCTACTGGCTGGGCGATCCGGCGGTCCTGGTTCCTGGTGGAATAGGGTTGACAACCACGTCCACGTAGGGCACAATGGGTTGGTGATGAACGTGCTGGGCAAGCAGCCAACTGCTTACATGTCGAGGGGGGTCTCGCTCCTGTCAGGCGCTTGCCCGTCTGCTGGACGAGCCCCCTAAGACTTTTGGGATACCGATGCGGACCAGGAAGAACCACAACCCGTTCGTCGTCTGTGACGACTGCCGTGAGAAAACGCAGTACATCGTGGAGGTGGGCTGCATCTGTGGCCACGGGCATCACATCTGTTGCCCATGCGCACGGAGTTTCAGTCGTTCCGTGGTTGGTAGGACGCTCCGCTGGCTGGATGAGTGTCCAGACAGGCCGGAGGTCAGGGTGGCGCACGAATTGATGAGAGGGGACTGAAGTGAAAAATCTGCCGGACCTCCCGAGAGAGAAACCCAAGGGATTGCTGGACACCGAGTGGGCCGTCATGCAGGAATTGGACCAACGGTGCTGGCAGATGCTCGACGGGCTTCAAGTAGTGGAGAAGGACCTGGAGGCCCTGCGGAGCAGGGATGAACCCCAAGACGTGGGCATCATGTGTTACAGGCTGAAGCGTTTGCGGAACAACCTCGAAGACCTGTGTTTGGAAAGAGACCGGGTGGAGCAACTGTGCCACGAAAAAAGCGCGTCATGGGTGAGGAGGGATATGCTGTAATGGGCCACAAAGCGACTCCGGTGGCGGGGTGGGGCTACGTCTACCCCAACGACCCCCGCCCGAACGTGGAGTACTGCCAGGGCTGTAGAGATCCCGAACGGGGCACCCAGGAGTGTTATTGCAACGTCTGCAAGGAGCACCACCTGCTGTGCCAGAACTGCCAGGATTTTTGTTCCGATGCCGGCCGGATGATCCGGTGTGCGCTGGGAACGGACCCCGCTTTGTTGAGGAGAATGGGTGATGCATCCACGTCTGGACGAGTTCCTGGGGAAGTTGAAGGAGGTCAAGAAGAACGGGTCCGGGTGGATGGCGTGTTGCCCAGCACACCAGGACAACACCCCGAGCCTGAGCATCTCCCTGGGGGATGACGGTCGCATACTGGTCCACTGTCACGCCGGTTGCCAGCCCGATGCTGTCGTCGGGTCGATTGGTTGGAGACTGTTGGACCTGTACCCGCCCAAGATCCCCTCGCGCGAAGTAGCGGCCTACACCTACACGGACGAGAACCACACACCGATATTCCAGGTCGTGCGATTTGAACCCAAGACGTTCAGGCAACGGCAGTCGGACGGCAACGGTGGATGGAAATGGGGGCTGAAGGACGTACCCCGACCGCTGCCACTCTACAAACTCCCGAAGGTGATGGGGACCGGCATGAATCAGCCGATTTACCTGTGCGCCGGGGAGAAGGATGCCAACAACGTCGACTCCCTGGGGGTCACGGCCACCACCAAGAGCGGCGGTGAGGAGCGTTGGGAGCACGTAAACAGCACCCCACTCCACGGAAGGCCCGTCGTGATTCTTCAAGACAAGGATGTGCCCGGTGAGCGGTACACCGCCGAGGTGGCAGCCGACTTGCAGGGCAAGGCCAGCAGCATCAAGGTGCTGACGTTCCCCGGGGATGGCGTGAAGGATGTGTCCGACTGGATGGGCAAGGCGTTTGCCGACGGGGAGACGGTGGAGACCACCCGGACCCGGCTGGAGGAGATGGTTGCCGAGGCCCCAGAGTGGGCCCCAACCACGATCCCATCGACGTCCGTGTCATCCTCCCCCACCATGCTGCCGGAGATGAACGAGGACGGGAACCGCCAGTTGCTGGCGGAGATGAATGAAGGCTCCCTGCGGTGGCTGGAGAGCACGGACACCTGGCTGACCTGGCGGGTTGACCGATGGGTGAAGCTGGTCCGCTCCGGACCCCATGCCCTTCCATCCGTGTTGTTCCCCCTGGCTATACAAGCAGCCAGTCGCCGCATCGCCCTGGCTAACGCCGCGAGCCCCGGGGCCAAGGCAAACGAGCAGATCAAGTGGGGAATAAAATCAAAGAACTTTCACCCGCTGAAGTACACCATCGAGTTGTGCAAGATGTTTCCACCCATCCGGGAAAGTGGCGAGGGATGGGATGCCGACCCGCTCATGCTGAGCGTCGAGAACGGGATGTTGAACCTGAAGACCGGAGTGCTGCGTCCACGTACACAGACCGACCGGGTGAGCAAGCACCTGAAGCACTCCTACGACCCGGCGGCCCAATGTCTCCGGTGGGAGCAGTTTCTGCTGGAGATCTTTGAGGGAAACATGGGCCTGATCAACTACTTGCAGGCTTCACTGGGCTACTCCCTGACCGGACTGACGACGGGCCAGTGTTTCTACCTGCTGTACGGCGAGGGAGCCAACGGGAAGTCGACGCTCTTTCGTGCGGTGTGCAACGTCTTCGGGGACTACGGCTGCACCACCGGGAGGGAGACCTTCGAGCTGCGCCGCGAGAGCGCCCACACCCAGGGCATCCTCCGGCTCCAGGGATACAGACACGTGACGTGCAGCGAGCTCCCCTCCGGCAAGCGGCTGGACACCGACAGGATCAAGGAGCTGACCGGTGGAGATGCGACGTCCGCCAGGCGTATGCGGGAGGGGGATGAGGAGTTCACACCAACATTCAAACTCTGGTTCTTCTCCAACCACCTGCCCATCATAGTCGATCCCACCGAGGGGTTGTGGAGAAAACTCAAGCCGTTCCCGCTCAAGAAGCAGTTTCCGGTGACCACGGACGGACTGCTGGATGCCGCGCTGGCGGCCGAGGCCCCGGGGATCTTGAGGTGGATGGTTGATGGATCCAAAGTGTGGTTGAGTGGCCCAATTCCGGAACCACAGGAGATGCTGGACTTCGTGCGTGACTACCAGAAGGACTCCGATCCGACGAATGACTTCGTGAGGGAGTGCTGCGCTATCGGACCGGCCCTGTCCTCCGAGATGACCCGCCTCTACGGGGCCTACCAGGGATGGGCACAACACCGTGGGATGCATTCCAAGGAAATCATGTTCATGCATCGGTTTGCACGGGAGATGAAGCGCAGATTCAAGAAGACCATCGACCATATCACCAAGCGTAGTGTGTGTTTAGGTGTCTGCGTGGCGTCCGACGTGGTCCACCAGCCTGCCCAGAACTCAACACCTAGTGGTCAGCAGGTCGTGACCTTTTAGTGACGTGATGCATTGTGCAGGAAGGGATAGAAGGGATAACAGGCATGTTGGTATTGACGCTATACGCGCGCGCGTATAGAAGAGAATACCAACATGGGCCATATCCCTTCTATCCCTTCCGAGACCCTGAAAACAGGCCAAAACCGGCAGATTCTGCCGGTCAGGGCTTGACAAAGGTGACCTCCTGGGTCATACTTCAGGCAGAAGGAGCACCCGCATGACTCCTGCCGAGTGGATTGCCCTGGCCGGGTTCCTGGTCTGGTTCGGTGAGCGCATTGCCAGCTGGACGCACAAGAAGGAAGTCGTGAAACGCCTGAAGAAACTCAACGGCGACGATATGTCTCCGCCTCCCGATCTGAAAGACCTCCCGTGACAATCGCCGGGAAACTGGATACCGCTCTGACTCGCCGGGCCAACCGGGAGCACCTGCGTCATCAGGTCATCGAGATGGTCGCCCGTGGTGGCAGCATTCCTGTCATCGCCGAGGCGTTCAAGATTCCTGTCCGCAAAGTCTACCGGATCATCGAGGCCGTCAACCAGGCCAACGCCAGGAGCATCAAGACCAGCGACCCGCTGAAGGTCGTTGGCGAGGCCGTTGCCGGCTATTTGCAGATTGCCAGGGAGGCATACCAGAATTACGCCCAGGCCCAGAACGCGAACGTCAAGGCCATGTGGCTGCGGCTGGCGCTGAACGCCCGCGACAGCCTGAACGACCTGCGTTCCCGCGTCGGCCTGATCCCGACCGTGACCCAGCAGATCAACCTGACCGCTCAGCTCGAAGTCGAGTGGTTCGGGGATGCCAAGACTTCGGCCGCTGAACTCATGGCGGAGCTACGCGGTGTTGGCAACCTCACGAACTAAGGGATCCACCCCGTCGCCGCCCTGCGAGCCGTACTTCGCGGAGGAGGCGAAGGAGCGGCAGCGGCGGCACGGTGGAACGGCGCCGGGTCAAAAATCACTGGTGGCAAAAAGTGCCACAAGTGATGAGGGCAAGAAAACCCGCGATCAGGCCGCCCAACTTGGGTACGTTGAAATAGCTCACTTTGACCCATTTTGGGACGAAAGGTGTGGCAAATGTCTCACAGGTTTACGGAACCCTTGTGGGACATTGTCCCACAAGGGTTCAAGCAAGGATCAAATTGATCCTTGCTTCCGTTCCCGAACTTCGTCCCAGATTGGGCTGAAGTGAGAAAATCTTTCTGTCCCTACGGTGGCGCCCGCGAGATGTGGCGGGCCTCTGATCGTCTGGTCCTCTACGATGGTCCTGCTGGCGTCGGCAAGTCGAGAGTGCTGGTTCAGAAGACCCATTGCCTGGCCGCGCTCTACCCTGGCCTGCGGGCGCTCTGGATACGCGAGACCAGGGCCAGCCTGAACGAGAGCATCCTGGAAATCTACGAGCGCCAGGTTTTGCCTAATCCCAGGCTGGTAACCAACCTGGACAACAGCCGTGGCACGCGTCAGTGCTACTCCTACCGCAACGGCAGCAAAATAGTTTTGGGCGGTGGCGACTACCTGACGAAGATCATGTCCAGTCAGTTCGACATCATCACGGTCTTCGAGGCCACCGAGATACGCGAAGAGCTTTGGCAGAACCTGGACTCCAGAATGCGCAACGAACACGGTCCCTATCACCAGATGGTGGCCGACTGCAACCCGAGCAGTCCGGCGCATTGGTTGAAGCGGCTGGCCGATGCTGGGAAGATCAGGCGCATCCAGGGCCAGCACACCGACAACCCGACGCTGTCGCCCGAGTACCTCAAGGCCCTCAGCAATCTCAGAGGGTTCAAGCGCCAGAGATTGTTCGAGGGTCTGTGGTGTGCGGCCGAGGGCATCGTGTTCGACCTTGAGTCCTGCGTCATCCCGCACGTCGAGCCGCCGCAGGGCGAGGTCTACGGTGGCCGCGACTTCGGCTGGGAGCATCCTTCGGCCATCGTCATCGGCACCGTCTACAAGGACGCCCAGGGCCGCGACGTGCTCTACATCCACCACGCCGAGAAGAAATCCCACGTTCCCAATGACGTATGGGCCGCCCGTATGCAAGTTCTTGCGGGACCGGACTGCGTGTGGTTCTGCGACCCATCCAACCCGGAAGGCATCAGGGAGCTAAACAAAGCCGGCCTGCGGACCTGCGAGGCCGTGAACAGCATCTTGTTCGGCATCGACCAGGTGAACAGCCTCATCGAGGGCGAGCGCCTGTTCATCAGCGACCAGTGCACCCAACTGATCGAGGATTGCTCCGGCTACATCTACGACGACGACGGCCTGAAGCCGCTGAAGGTTGCCGACGATTGCGTCGACGCGTTTCGTTACCTTTGCAGTAGCGTGGTTTCCAAGAATCTCATGGAGGCTCCGATCCGTGCCCAAGCAGTTGCCTGAGCCGATGGTGATTCTGCCCGGCAAACGCAGGAAGCCTGTGGATAATCCCGCTCCTGTGAACAGTGACGGGCGCATCCCTGGGCGGGTTTACGTAGATGCCCAGGGCAAAGAGTGGCCCTGGCTCAGCGAGCAGAATCCGGCGGTCTGGTTGGGTGGCGCAGACGAGGACGAGGAATACTAGCATGGCCAAAGTCTACGTGAACCAAACAGGATCGAGGAGCGTCTGGGCCGACCTGCTGGCCGTGACACCGAGTCCGTCGCCTGCCGATCTCTGCCGTGCGTTCCGTGGCATCGCTGGCGCTTGTGCCCAACTCAACAGTCAGGCGGTGAGCGACACACCCTGTGCCCTCTACCGTGGCGACACGCTGGATGACCCTGAGGTGGCTGACCATCCGTTTCTCACGACCCTTCATAAACCCAACCCGTACATGGGCCAGAAACTTTTGTGGCGCATGACCCAGCTCTACCTGGAGCTGACCGGCCGCGCCTACTGGCACATCATCCCTGGCGTCCTGAACCCCTGCGTGGAAATCTATCCGCTCCAATCCCATCTGGTCAGTCCGATCTACGGCTCCGACAACCAACTCGCCGCCTGGCAGTACGACAAGGTCACGCTCCAGTTGGACGAGGTCGTGCAGTTCTTCTTCCCTGACCCCCTCAACCCCTACGGTTCCGGCAAGGGACCGATGGAGTTGGCGTGGTCGGAAGTCGTGTTGATGAACACCGACACCGCCATGATGACCGCCCTGATGAAGAACGGTGGCGCTCCCAGCCACATCATGTCGCCCAAGGACCAGCAGGGCGTTGTTTCCACCACGGTCCTGAACCGCTTGCAGGCCGCCTGGAACACCTTCCGTGGGCGCGGTGCCAACCGCCTGATGATCCCGGAGATCCCGGTGGACATCCAGAGCCTGGCCCAGACCTCGAAAGAGTTCGAGGGTTCGGCCAGATTCAAGGATCTCCAGAGTGTGGTGCTGGCCTGCTTCAACATTCCGTCGGCCCTGTTCTCCAGCGCGGGCTCGCGCGCGGAGCTTGACGCCGCCCTTGTGCAGCACGCGCGACTGGCCATCGACCCACGCACCACGCTGCTGGAGGACGTGATCAACCGTCGTATCGTGTCACTCTACGGTGACGACTTGTCGTTGCTGTTCGAGGAGAACCTGACCGAGGACTCCGATGCTACGGATGCAGGTTCGGCAAATGCCGATCCTGCTGGCCTTCCGACCTTGCCCAATCCAAGCTCGGAGACGCAGATGAACACTGAGGAGACTGACAATGCCAACGCCGCTTGAGGGTGAGGACGAGAAAAAGTACATGGGTCGCTGCATGGGCGACAGCGAGATGAACACGAAGCACGCCGACGCCAAAGAGCGGGCGGCGGTCTGCTACTCGCTGTGGGCCGAGGCCCACCCGTCTTCCAAAGAGGCTGAGTTCCAGAAGAAGGGCCTACCGATGCAGCTGGTCACGTTGAAGGCCATGCCCACGATGGAGTTCGACACGGACATGCGCTGTGACATCAGCACCATCACCAGCAAGAGCGTTGACGCTGCCGGCGACATCGTGAACCCGGAGGGTCTGGACTGGGAGCGGTTCTACGACGACGGCAGCCCGGTCCACTACGCCCACCACTCCCTGAAGGTCGGGCGGGCGTTGTGGGTCAAGAGCAAGGGCGACACCATCGTTGCCAAGACGCAGTACGACCGCGCTCCGGCCAACTGGACCGCTGGCAAGGACTGGCTGGGCGACGTGGTCTTCAGCGCCGTCTGCAAGGGCGCGCTGCCGGGCAAGAGCCTGACGCTGCTGCCCGAGGAGGAGCGCCATCCCACCACTGACGAGAAGGCGCTGGGATGCAAGCGCGTCATCGAGAAGGCAACCGTCATGGAGTTTTCGGTGTGTTCCAGACCCGTGAACCAGGACGCGGTGGTGGCGGAGATTTGCAAATCCCTGGACGAGATGAACCCGAACATTGCTCAGGAGCTGCTGAGGCAGGACTACCTGGGTGACGTTGTGGCAGCCATTCAGCAAGCGTTTGCTGGGTTGCCTTCGGCTGGAGGCAGGTGAGTGTAGAAGACCGTTCTACACTGTAGAACTGCTAGGCCATTCCGCAAGTTCTTGCAGCAGAGGAGATGGGAAGATGCCCGACAAAGTAGAGGTTCCCGACGTGAAGGCGCTGATCTCTGACGGCCTCAAGTCCATGAAGGACGAGGTCGTGACCGAGATCACCGCCAAGATCGAAGAGAAGGCCGCCAAGGCGCCGCCTGTCATCGTGATGGGTGCGACCGAGGATGAGAAGATCGTGGACGGCGCGATCTTCAAGGGGCTCGGCCACTTCATGGTCGACGTCCGCAACAGTCGCAACCGGCTGACCCCGGCCCTGGACCGCTACGCCACGTCGTACAAGGCGATCAGCGGCATGGGCGTTTCGGTCGACAGCGACGGTGGCTTCATCGCTCCCGCCACTCTGTCCAACACGATCATGGAGAAGTCTCTGGAGGGATCGTTCCTTCAGCGCTGCTTCACGCTGCCCTGTGTCGGTCCGATCCTGCGGCTCCCCGCAGTGGTCGACAACACCCGCAGTGGCGCGACCACGATGTTCGGTGGGATCACGTGCAGCTACGTGCCCGAAGGCGGCGCGTACCCGGCGGCCGGGAAAGTCCAGACCGAGATGATCGAGTTCAAGCCGATCAAGCTCGTCGCCAAGGCAGCCATCACCGAGGAGCTGCTGGAGGACAACGCCATCAGCGCCGAGGCGCTGGTGAACAAGTGCGTGCCGGAAGCCATCCGGTACGTTCGTGAGCGCAAGGTGCTGTGGGGCACCGGCGCTGGCGAGCCACTGGGAGCCTTCGGTCTGTACGACGGGACCAACACCCGTTGTGCGGCGGCCATCACCCGCAGTGGCGCCAACGCCATCGCGGCGGTTGACGTGTTCGGCCTGGTCGCGCGGGCCTACGGCTCCATGGACAAGTACCTGTTCATGGCCAACAAGCCGGCGACCTACGCGGTCATCCGGCAGCTCCCGCTCAGTCAGCCTGGTCCGCAGGGCAGCAGCATCAGCCAGGGTTGGGTGCAGACGCTGGACGGCGTGCCCGTTCAGTGGTCCGAGCACATGGCCAACGACATCGGCACCCGGGGCGACATCGTGCTGGCCGACTGGAGTCAGTACGTCCTGGTCACCAAGGGCGGCGTCAGGTCGAAGATCAGCTTGGAGCTGCGCTTCGATTACGGCGAGAACGTCTACGTGTTCATCATCCGCGAAGACGGCGCCCCCTGGTGGAGATCGGCGCTGACCGGTGTGGACGGGCTGACCCGTTCACCGTTCTGCTGGCTGACCACGGCGTAGGCCCTGGATCGAGAAGAGGAGAAGAAAGACATGTTGAGCGAAAACGTCAAGATCCGGCAGCTGCTCGCTCCGGTGGCCGACTTCCAGACCGGCAGTCCCGACACGGCGGTCATTGGAGTTGGCGACGCCAAGTGGGCCACGTTCATCATCCTGATGGGTGTGAACGCGGGCGCTGGCGACTGCAAGCCCATCGCGAAGGTGTGCGCGGTCAATGCCAAGACCAACGCCCAGGCTGTGGGCGGCTGGCTGCGTCAGGGAACCGGTTCGGCTCCCGACACGCTGTCTCTGCCCGTCCGTCAGGAGGCGGGTGCTGAGGTGAACATCGCCACCGCAAATTGCGTGGCCACCCAGCACATCCTGGAAGTCGACGTCGAAGAGGCCCGGAGGGTCTGGACGGCGGCCGGGTACACCGGCACGCTCGGGTTGTACCTGACTCCGACCGAGACGCAGGGCGACGCCATCGTCGGCGCCGTGCTGTGCATCCTGTCGAAGGTCCGGTACACGGGCGGGACGCTCCCGACCACGGTCATCGCGTAGGAAGCTGAAACGGGAATGGGTGGGGGGCTTCGCAGCTCCCCACCCTGACCCTTGAGGAGAATGCAATGGCTGGTTTCATCGAGAATCAAGAGAGCGTCTTCGCTTCGCTCGCGTCGCTGTCCACGCCAGCCGTTGTGGTTGACGCCTGTGACGCGACCGCCGGCTGGTCGGCCAAGAACAACGACACCACGACACTCGCCACCAGCAACACCCGCATCGAGGGCCTGAAGTCCCTCAGCTTCGCCAAAGTCAACGGAGCTGCCAACACTGTCTTCGGCGCCATCGCCAAGACCGTGTCCCTGGACCTGAGCAAGTGCAAGCCCTGGGACAGCATCAGCTTCTACGTCTACGCCAGCGCCCTGACCGACGTGCTCACCGCCTACATCAGGCTGGGCACCGACGCCACCAACTACGTCGAGTACAGCATCGACGTGGCTGCGCTGACGGCTGGCATCTTCAACCACTGCGTGACGCCGCTGCACAAGTTCACCAGCAGTCTGGGCACCTGCATCAACTGGTCGGCCGTGACCTACGTGGAGCTGGGATTGACCTTCTCGGCGCAGGACAAGGCGCTCGCAGGGATTCTGGTGGACGACATAAAAGTGATCCCCTCGCTGTTGACCACGTAGCATCACCAGGCGGAGGCTGACATGCAATTCTGTACCCTTGCCAGGGCACGACTCCACCCAGCGTGCGGCCAGATCGGCGACTCGCTGTTGTCGTCCTTGTTGACGGCGGCGTCCGAGAAGATCAGCACGCTCTGTGGCAACCAGAACTTCGCTTTCGGAGCCGAGACCGACGAGTACCGGAACGGCAACGGCGGCGTTTCGATCTGGGTGGGTCAGCTCCCACTGAACTCCGTCACGGCGTTGTCGATCATCAACGGCGACGGCACCGAGACGGTCATCGACTTGCTGGACGTGGCGTTCAACCCGGCCACTGGCGAGGTCCGCATTCAGGGCGGCGCCGTCCCGTTCCCTGACGGCTGGCGCAACGTCAAGATCAGCTACACCTACGGCTACGGCGACATCGTTCTTCCGCTGGTGCCCGGTCCCATCGAGGAGGCCACCATCGAGTTGGCCCTGGCGCTGGCCGAGGCTGCCAGTACGTCGAACACCTTGCGCTTGGGAGCCGAGTCCGGAGATTTCAAAGCGGGCCTGCGCACGCTGGTCAACAAAGTTGGCATTCCCAAGATGGTGTTGGACCTGTGCCACGACTACATGGTCCCGCCCGCGATCCTGGACACGTGGCTGACCACGGTCAACGGGTCGCTGACCGTCTACAACCCGTCCAGTCTGATCCCCGGACCCACCGGTCCGCAGGGTCTGGTCGGTGCCACGGGTGCACAAGGTGCACAAGGTCCTGTGGGCTTCCAGGGCCGTCAGGGGGTCCAGGGCAACCAGGGCAACGAAGGCCCACAGGGCTTCCAGGGCCTCCAGGGCGTTCAGGGCTGGCAGGGGTGGCAGGGGCCGCAGGGATTGACTGGCGGCCAAGGGGCGCAGGGGAATCAGGGTTCCCAGGGCAATCAGGGAGTGTCTGGCATCCAGGGCGCCCAGGGGCGTCAGGGGCTGAAAGGCCCCCAGGGCGACCAGGGGGACGTCGGCGTCCAGGGTGGCCTTGGCTGGCAGGGTTCCCAGGGCCGGCAGGGCTTCCAGGGGCTCCGGGGGTTCCAGGGTCCGCAAGGCGAGAAGGGCTACCAGGGCGTTGAGGGCGCTGGATTCCAGGGCTACCAGGGCTGGCAGGGACTGGGTGTTCAGGGCTACCAGGGTGAGAACCCTGGCCCCCAGGGTCCGCAGGGTGACAATCCCGGCTCCCAGGGGCCGCAGGGCCCCGAGAGCATCGACGGCGTCCAAGGCTACCAGGGTCGGCAGGGCCGGCAGGGCTGGCAGGGTGAGGACAGCACTGTTCCGGGTCCGCAGGGCTGGCAGGGCATTGACGGTGACGGGAGCCAGGGCTTCCAGGGCCGTCAGGGTACTGCCGGTTCCAACGGAGTTCAGGGCGCTGCCGGGTCCGACGGTGTCCAAGGTGATGCCGGTTCCGATGGACCGCAGGGTCGCCAGGGATTTCAGGGCATTGGCAACGTCGGCTACCAGGGTGCTCAGGGCGACGTAGGCAGTCAGGGCAACCAGGGTCGTCAGGGCATAGACGGAACACAGGGATTCCAGGGCACTGGTGTTCAGGGCATCCAGGGCAATCAAGGTCCGCAGGCCGAGACGATGCCCGGGTTCGGGTACATCGTCAGGGCCGCCAACAATGCCAGCCAGACCGTACTCACCATGGCCACCGACACCGTGGCCATGAACTCGGAGACCTACGACAAGCACGACGACTTTGATCCGGTCACGTCAATCTTCACGGCGCCCGAGACCGGCTGGTACGAGTGTGCCTACAGTGTTCACATTCTGGATTACGTGGATGCCGGTGGCTCGTACTCTTGGGTCGGTTGGCAGGTGACCCATAACGG